GCAACGAAATCAGTTGCTAATGCTATTGCAAACAAGATAGCAAAGAAAGGTGTACAAGAACGACCATTTATACGTCCTAATTTAACCGACAACAATGTTAGAGAGTTGTCAGAAAGACTTGCTAATTACATAGCAGAGACTGCTTTCCAATAATTTTTTTACATTATTTAAGAAACATTTGTTTTTATATCGCAAATTTATTTTATATTTGTGGTATGGAAATAGAAAACATTATCAAAAGAATCAAGCTGAACAGAAAACACGGCTTGGTCAAGAAGGTATCGGAGGCAACTGGCATCAGTCAACCTACCGTTAGAAAGTATTTAAAGGGCGAGGGCATCGTTTCAGAGAAGGCTCTCGTTGTTTTACGTCACGCATTAAAGGAGGTAGAAGATGCAGATTGATGCTTTTATCTATGTAGATGTAGATGAACTTATTGTTGAGTTCCCCTATTGCACAATGGTGTTTGACTTGCATTCAGTTGAGCGTAAAGCATACCAGTTATTCGGTGAGGATTACGAGGATGCAGTTATCAAGGTTGACAACACATCAGTTGTATCATTCACCTATTTAGAAGATGACGCAAGGTATGACATTATCAATGACCTTATCTACTATTACGGAGAACGTCCAAAGCACATTTTAATCAATTCAGAAAACAATACTAAAACAATATACAAATGAAAACATCAGAGAAATTCACCAATTTAACTAAAGCCTTATTTGATTTTCAAGGCAAGGTTAGTAGCGTAAAAAAGAACGCTAAAAATCCTCATTTTAAGTCTAACTATGCAGACCTAACATCTATCCTTGATACCATTAACCCTATCCTTCAAGAGTGTGGTTTGCTTGTTACACAACACCCTAATGATGACGTATTAGTAACCACTGTTTACCACGCTGAAAGTGGCGAGTGGATGCAGAGTGAACAAGTGTTAAGGATGAAAGATTTGAACAACCCACAACAACAAGGTAGTGCAATTACTTATGCAAGACGTTATGCCCTTGCAAGTATCTTTAACTTATCTCAAGAAGATGACGATGGAAATAGTGCAGCTGCCGTTAAAGAACCACAGAAGATGGTGAAGGAAGTGTTGAACCAACAGCATCCAATGTGGGAGAAGGCACTTGACCATTTGCAGAAGGGCAACCCAATTGCTGACATTACTCGCAAATATACGGTAGGTGCTAAAGAGTTAGAGTTGTTAAAAGCAGTTAAATGAATGATGACTCAAGGATTTAGATATGAAAAAAAGTCAAGTAAATTGCACAAAAAACTTGACAAATAACAATCGGTGCATTTACATATAATGTACAACATAACGTACAAATTATATGTTTTTGCACCTTTAAAAATACATTATGGAAATAACATTAACACAATCAGAAGACAAGTGGTTAGATGCGAGAGGAACTCGCTTCACCGCTTCAGAAATTCACAAACTAATGAGCAACTCAAGAAGTGGTTCTGCCCTATCTAAAACGGCAGAGACATACATCTATGAGAAGGCAGCTGAAATCTTAACTGGTGAACGCAAGATGGCTTTCGGTGCTGCCCTTGATTGGGGTAAGGAACAAGAGCCTAACGCCTTCCATACCTTCTCTCAATTAGACTTCCAAGAGTGGACATACTACGGAGGTGAAAACTATGTGTTCATTCCCTACTTGGATAACAGTGGTTATAGTCCTGACGGATTAAGTTCAGATGCTATACTTGAAATCAAATGTCCGTTTAATTCGGGTATCCATTTGAAGAACTTTAATATCTATGATGCAGGTACTCTTAAAGACATCCATCCTGAATACTACTGGCAGATGCAACTCGGTATGTTGGCAACCAATTTAGACAAGGGTTACTTCGTTAGTTATGATCCAAGAATGCCAAAACAAAAACAGTTGCACGTTGCCGAGATTGAGAAGCACGATGTTGAGTTTGAGGTTACTGAAAAGTTGTCTATTGCTCACGACTTTTTGAAATTAATTTTGCAATAAAGAAAAAATAATTATATTTGAAGTATGGAAACACCAGTAATATTTTTACCGATCGCGATTATTCTTGGTTTAATCGTAGTATCAATCTATGAGATTGGAAAGAATTATTTAAAGAAAATAAAAAACAAATCAAATGTTTAACATTACATCAGGAGCAATGGCGAAGACGAGTAACCACCTCCAACAAGAAGTAAACCAAGTTTACAAAACAAACGACTACTCTAAATTTAAGAGTAAAGATGGCAACCGTAATTTGAACGAACTCCATCTAAAGAGATTAACCGAAAGCGTAAAGCATAATGATTTGCTATATGCTAACCCTATTCTCGTAAATGAGAAGTTTGAAATCATAGATGGTCAACACCGATTTAACGTATGCCGTCAGCTCAATAAACCAGTTTACTATATCAAGGTAAAAGGTTTAGGCTTGAATGAGATTCAAATCTTAAATGCTAATTCTAAAAATTGGGCTTATCAAGATTACATAGATGGTTATTGCTCTATGGGTTTTACTGAATATTGTTATTTAAATAAATTGATGAAACAAACTAATTTAGGTGTAAGTATGTTATTATCGATGTATGCAAGTGATGACGGTGAAAACTCGGTCAAGTTAAAGAATGGTGAGTTAGTTTTAAATAATAAAACGAGAGGTGCAATTATTTTACAATGGTTGAATGATTGGCATTTATTCTACGATGGATATAAAAGACGTTCTTTTGTCAGAGCATTAGTTAACTTATACAATATAAAAGGTTACTCTCACGAGAAAATGATGCAGAAGATTAAGTATCAATCTGCAAAGTTAGTTGACTGTACTAATACCAAAACTTACCTGGCACTACTTGAAGAAATTTACAATTTCAAAGAACGTGGTGATAAATTAAGATTCTATTAGTATATTTGTAGTGTAAACAACAACCAAGAGAGAGTTGGTTAAGTTTAAAGATATTGGGTCGGTGTGGTTAGATGTCTCTCTCACGTCTAACTGCCTCGACCTTTTTTTATTATGAGAGAGTCAATGATAATTTACCGCTCGTTCTATGATGCCATCAAGGAACTTGAGCCAACACACCAGGCAGAAGTTTGGAAAGCCGTCTTTGAGTATGGTCTAAACAAAAAGGACATTAAGCTGAAAGGCTTACCTGCTACAATTTTTACTTTAATTAAACCACAGTTAGATGCTAACATTCGCAAGTATGAAAATGGATCTAAAGGTGGTCGTCCTAAAAAGCAAAAAGAAACCAAAGAGAAACCTAAACAAAACCTAAAAGAAACCAAAGAAGAACCTAATGTAAATGATAATCAAAATGATAATAAAAATGAATCGTTTGAAAAGGTGTGGGCTGCTTATGGTAGAAAAGGTAACAAGCAGACAAGTGAACAGAAATGGTTTAAATTAAAACCTAAAGAACGTGAGGAGATAGAAAAGCATATACCACGTTATATTAACAACCACAAGATCAACGACAAGTTAAACTTCGTTCCACACTTTACAACCTACCTTAACCAACGCAGATGGGAAGACGAGTTGCCTTACCAAGAAATTAACAATAAATTTGAACTCAAAAATTTAGCGACATTAGATGATGATTGAACAGAACTTACTTTCAGCAATACTATCAAGCGACTATGCCAAGACATTCCTACCTAAACTAAATCCTGATTGGTTTACTGGATGGCACAAAGGTTTAGTCAGAACGATGCAAGATATGTATCAGCATAACGAACCTATCGCACTGCACACCGTTTATACTTACCATAAGGATAGAGCAAAGGACATAGGGTTTTTGATTAATGCATACGTTACCGATAAGACGATTAACAATGACATACTCGCACTTGAGATTAATTACAAGCATAAGCAACTTTTAAATCAGCTCGGACAAATCGGAACTGATTGGGACTTATCCAAGATTCAAAACTTTTTAGAACAGATAAACCACGACTCAAGGATTACACTTTCAAATGAGGTGCAATCAATTAGTGAGGTAATGGGAAAGAAGATTGATGAGATTGAGGAAAGGATTAAGTCAGGTAACAAAATGAAGGGGCTTCAAACAGGGTGGAGAACGCTTGACAAATATCTTGGAGGGTGGAATAAAGGAAACCTTGTTATAGTAGGTGGTAGACCTGGTATGGGAAAGAGTGCATTGGGGTTAAACATTTGTCGTGATGGTATGCAGTTTAACAAGTATCTATTCGTATCGGTTGAGATGAGTGCAGATGAGTTAGCCGAAAGGATGTTAGCCGATATGACGAATATTGAAAATAGCAAGATAAGAAATGCCAATGTAAACGAGATTGATTTGAGGAGAATGGTTGACTCTTTAAACGATGCAGAATTTGATATCATTGATACAAAGGATAACAACATTTACAACATTATTTCCTTGATTAAGATACACCGTGCGAAGTTTGGTTTAGACGTTGTTGTAATCGACTACCTTCAGAAGTTAAACGCTGGTGGTAAAGATGCAAGGAGTAACGTGAGCAATGCAAGTACTGCTTTGAAAAACCTTGCGAGAGAATTAGGTATAACGGTTATCGCATTAGCACAGTTGAATAGAGATGGCAAGAACGCAAGACCAGAACTAACCGAGTTAAAAGAAAGCGGACAGATAGAGCAAGACGCAGACTGTGTACTATTTCCTTTTAGACCAAGTTACTATGAGGACATCAAACCCGAGATTGAAGATGCCGTTGTAATCATTGCAAAAAATAGACACGGTAGATTGTGTGACATACCTTGCACTTTCGAGGGTAAATTTACAAGATATAGAGAAGCATTATGATACACATAAGTCTATTTAGTGGGATTGGGGGCTTTGACCTTGCATCGCATTGGATGGGATGGAAAAATTATGTTAGTTGCGAAATAAACGAATTTGCAAATAAGATACTTGAATATCATTTCCCTGATGCATATCACCACAGAGATATAACGACATTAACATATGACACAATTAACACTGAACTTACAAGGAGATTTGGAAGCCACTGGAGAAACGATGAGATCATCGTCACTGGTGGCTTCCCGTAACTATGCCAACCGTTCTCAATGGCAGGAAAAAGAAAAGGAACAGAAGACGAACGCTATCTATGGGGAGAGATGCTTCGAGCAATTCAAGAAATTAAACCCACATACGTCATCGCAGAAAATGTATTTGGTATCACGAATATTGATGGCGGATTGGTTTTCGAGCAGGTGTGCCTTGACTTGGAAAATGAAGGGTACGAAATTCAGCCGTTTGTACTTCCAGCTGCATCCAAAAACGCTCCGCACCGAAGGGATAGAGTCTGGTTTATTGCTACCAACTCCAACTTGTCAGGATGCAAAAATGAAAGAGAACAGTCCAAGTCAGCAACACAAAATAAACGAATTGAGTATAGCAGTGGCAGGTGGGAGCAGTTCCCAACTCAACCCCCGATTTGTAGCGGAGATGATGGGCTTCCCACCGAATTGGACGGAATTACCTTTTCAAAGTGGAGATCAGAATCAATCAAAGGATACGGAAATGCAATAGTTCCACAAGTGGCATACGAAATATTTAAACAGTTATGAATTACGAATATGAATACATTGTGTTGAAAGCACAACACACCAAATTAAAAAACAGAAGCAGTGCTAAAATATCTGCTTTAGAGAATGAAATTAAACGGTTACGAAATCAAATAGCAAAACCATTCAAGCCAAAGATGAGCAATGCAACTATGCAAGAGGTGTTAGATGCAGTATGCCACGCAACTGGTATACTACCTGATGAGATTATCTCTAAATGTAGGAAGATAGAATATGTTAGGGCAAGGCATCTATTCTGCTATGTATGTGCAAGGCATTTGAGATTGCCACTAACCAAGATAGGGTTGTTCATTGAACGTGACCATTCATCGGTAATACACGCAAGACAGCAGTACCAAGATTTTTTAGATATGGGTTACCAGCCTGAAGTTTCATACTATAACCACACCATTGAGTCACTACATCTTAACCTTGTGTAAAGGAGTATTGCGAAGTGATATCATTTTAGATGATGAAAAACAAGTCATCTACTATGCAAAGAAATACATCAAAGATGGATGGCAAGTGTATTCAATCGACTACAAACCAAAAGTTCACATCACCTATGAACAACTTGTTAATAACTAACAGAATAAAGCAAAGAGATTTGTTATATCAAAAAGCAGGATATCATAAACGAGTTATCCCAAGCACAATGGTTACGAGATTTTACTGTCAAGATAGCCAAAGAACTTGCATCTGATTTATATCAGGAGTTGTTTCTCATACTTTGTGAAAAGGATGCCCAATGGATTGAAGACAAATACACAAGTGGTTATTGGGAGGGTATAGTGATACGCATATGTTTAAATCAATTCTACGGCAAACGTACTAACTTTGATAAACTGTATAAGCAACCGATCGGAATGTACGACACCGATGAGATACAGATAGAAAGTGAAAAGGAAACCAACTACAAGGAGTACTTCTATAAATCACTTGAGGCAATACTTAAAAACACCGAATGGTACGAAGCGAGGATTTTTGAACTTTACTCTAATGGGGATAACGATAAAGGGATAAAACCTCGCAGTGCCAGGTCAATAAGTAGAATCACTGGAATATCACGGCAAGAGATACTTCGTGTAATCAAAGAAATTAAAAACAAAGCAAATGAACACTTTAATACAAATTATAGGCATCTCATCGTTAGCAATGATATTCGTCCGTGAATGGGGCTACAAGTTCATCAAACCTTTTTCGTGTGAACTATGTCTATCCTTTTGGATGTCGTTACTTTGGTGGCACTCATTAGAGGGGATACTATATGCAGGGGCATCAGCAATATTCGCAACAATTTTAAATCGTTATATATGACAAAAGAAGAAATTATGTACATCCTTGAGGTTATTAAACCATACTTCGAGAGATTCAAAAAAGAGCAGGTGTTAAGAATGACACCAACAGACAACGTGACATTCCGAGAGATCTATCAAAAAGAGATGGGTAAGCCATTACCAACTTGCTCAACTTGTGTAGTAGATGGAATGCTTTCAATGATTATCAGAGCAGAACAACAAGTAAAAGAGTTAGCAACGATAGCTGACGATGAGCAACCAGTAGCAAAACCAAAACGTAAACGCAAGAGTGAATAGTTTCAACGGCAAATGGGATGACCAAACCTGCTTTAATTGGGAGATGTCACACGGCATCAATCTTGAGTCAGTTCAGTTTGAGAATATGTATAAGAACACTGCAGACACTGTCAACAGATTAATCTCATTTGAGACCGTTTCAGATTTAGGTGGTGGAGTTGGTGCTTATTCAAGAGCATTAAAACGACTTGGCAAAACAGTAAATTACTATGATGCCAATGCACATCATTTATACTATGCTCAAGGTTACAACGTTGCACACACCTATACACTTGGAGACTTCTCAACTAAAACGATTGAAGCAGACCTTGTCGTTTGTATTGAAGTGATGGAGCATATGACCGATGACTCGATCAAGCGTACACTTGACAACTGCAATTGCAAATACTTTCACTTCAGCTCAACACCTCACACTAACAAAATGGATGAAGATTGGGGACACATAAACATAAAGCAAGAGAATGAGTGGATAGAACTATTCAAGCAACACGGCTTCAACTTAAAAACAAAAGTATCTGTACCAACTCAATGGTCACTACTCTATGAAAAAGCACGTTAAGAAATATCTCGATTACTTTGGTTACGATGAAACATCCTGGATTGCGTGTGAGTGGTGTGGTAAAACTTCTGTTGATATACATCACCTAACTGCACGTTCAAGAGGTGGTAAAGATGTAATTGAAAATCTTGCAGCGTTATGTAGAGATTGTCATCACGAGGTACACTTTGGCACTAAAATTAAGAATGAAGAATTAAGAGAAAAACATTTATCAAATCTGTAATAAATCTGTAATGAGATGGCAAATAACCCTAATGTAAAAGAGAACTTAAAACCATTTAAAAAAGGTGAAGATGAGAGAAGGTGGATGGAGGGCAGACCTAAAAAGTTCACAACTCTAATGAAGGAGGAAGGCTACAAGTTGAGTGAGGTTAACGATAGCATCCAGGCTATTATGGCAATGGATGAGAAGACAATTAAAGACGTTCTCAAAAACGAGGAAGCAACGATGCTTGAAAAGACAGTTGCAAGGGCTATCATTAAATCATACGAAAAAGGCTCACTGTATTCAATGGACACTTTATTATCTCGTGTATTCGGTAAGCCAAAGGAGACGGTAGATGCAACAGTTGAGGCAAAGGTTGTGAACGTAACTTTGAACTTGGATTAGTAAGGTTATAGGTTGACATTTAAAATAAAATTGTAAGGATATAATATGACAAAACAAACGGAGGTAACAAATGAAAACAGCAATGCAAGAAATGTTGGAATTTGTACACGATGAAGTACAACTATTCGGTTCAGCAAGACAAATCCTAATCAATAAAATTAAAGAGATGATTGAGAAAGAGAAGGAGCAGAGGAAAGATGTGTGGCTAGACGGAAGGAATTCACGCAGCAATGGTCAAGACATTATGAAGCAAATTAAAAACCTTTAAAACAGAAGAGAAATGAGAACACCAATACAAGAGTTGATTGAGCAACTTTACACAATGTACTACAAAGCGTTAACAATAGAAACAGACCTATCAAGGACTGGGTTGTCTAATGCAATTTGCTTGGCAGAATCAATGCTTGAGAAAGAGAAACAAGTAATTATAGATGCCCATCTTGATGCTTATATAGATATGAATATGGCATTTAGAGGTGCAGACAGAGCAGAGGAATACTACAACGAAACCTTTAACACCAAAGAGAAATGAAACAACAAACAGCAGATGAAATGTACTTATCTGGCATCAACTACAAAATAGGAGATGAAGTAGTACCAAAAGACAATCCAATTAAGGTTTATGGTAAATGCACTGGCTTTAAAGACGGATGTGTTTATATTGATGGTAAAAACTACGGAGGTATGTATTTTTTTATGAAGTCAGAATGGCAAGATGTTGAATTAATATACGGAGGTAACAAATGCCAGATATAACTATGTGTGAGGGTGAAGGATGCCCAATTAAAGACCATTGCTATCGACATATAGCAAAGCCATCTGAATTTAGACAAGCGTATTTTGAAGAGAGTCCCTTTGATGGTGAGAGATGTGAAATGTTTTGGGGTGAAAACGCTACTCAAATGTATGAACAATTGAAAGAAATACTGAAGGTAAAAAATGAAAACTTGTAAGGGATGTAACCAAACCAAACCAACGAGTGAATACTACAAGCACAATTCCAACAACGATGGATTGAACGGTAAGTGTAAGGACTGCATCAAAGCATATAGCAAACGAGTATACGACAACGCAATGAATGACCCTTTTCTGCGAAGGCAGATGGCAGATAAAATAAGAAACTATAATCAACGAGTAAAACAAAAACGATGGAAACAGTATTTTTAGGAAATGCGTGGGAAGACCAGTACGGTCTGAACATCACAATTAACATTGAGAAGTTTGAACAAGCAATTAGACTTGGACAACTTGAAAAGAACAAGTATGGCGATGTACGTTTGCGTGTACAACGTTTGAACTCACCAAACGAAAAGAGCAAAGCAACGCATTATGTTGCAGTGCCAAAGCCCAAAAACGACAATCCTTTTTAATGAAGATTCTCTCTCTCTTTGACGGAATGAATGGAGTGTCCTTTCACCGATTGTACACTCCACTCGCCCGACTTCAAGTTGACTATGGAGTAACCGTTGACGTATCTCAAAAAGCAAAGGAATGGGGTGACCTTGAGTTTGAAAAGTACGATGTGGTTGTCTTCAATCGTTGGTTAGGTGGTTTGCAATATAACATACTTCCTATCCTGGCTAAAAAGAAGATTCCCTTTGTGGTTGACGTTGATGATTATTGGGTAGTCCCAAAGTACAACCCTGCTCACAAGTTTTATCGTGCTTACATAAAGAATGCAGTCAAGGACGCTATGTATTATGCCGATGCCGTAATGACAACTACACCACAGTTAGCAGGTCAAGTCAAAGAGTACAATGAGAACGTTCACATTATACCCAATGCTTTAGACCTTAATCAAAGCCAATGGAAAGCAGAGAAGGAGCATCCATTCACATTAGGGTGGGTAGGTGGCTTATCTCACGTTGAGGATTTAAAACTATTGAGCGAACAGATAGCACCTATTTGTGAGAAGTACAATGCAAGATTTTTGATGTGTGGTTATCACAACGGAGCAGAAGAGTGGATAGCAATGGAGAAGTCAATCACTGGCACTACTCCAGATAAAAGACCTGATTGGTTTGATGTAAGACAAGGCACACGAGCTGATAGATATGGTGAGTACTATTCAGAGATTGACATAGCATTAGCACCACTTACACGAACTAACTTTAACCGACACAAGTCAGAGTTAAAAATCGTTGAGGCAGCTGCATACAAGTTACCGATATTTGTTTCCAACGTTGAACCTTACACGAATCACAGAAATAATTTAGGTTGCTTCTTTGTCAACAACAACGATTGGTCAGAGATAGGCAAACTGATTGAGTCAGGTAAGTCAAAGCAGATAGGTGAGATTAACTACAACTATTGCAAAGAACATCACGATATTAAACAGATAAACGAAAAGAGATTAGCAGTTCTTCAGAGTGTAACAAGGTGAAACAAAATTGATACTTTTTAACACGTAAATAAGAGGTTAATTATTTTAGACTACTATAATGCAGATTAACTACAAGCGACCATATTTGACTTCCTACCAAAAAGCCATCCTTGATAGCCCTGCTCGTTATACGATAACGGCAGCGAGTACAAAGACTGGTAAAACGGCAAGTCATATCATATGGTTGTTTGAGCAGAGTTTAAAATTAAAAGAGAATCAATCGGTATGGTGGGTTGCACCAGTATACCAACAAGCAGAGATAGCATTCAGACGAATGAAATCACAAGTGAGTGAGAAGGGCTTCTTTCAATCCAATGAGAGCAAGTTAGTTCTTACCACTCCTATGGGTTCACGAATCGAGTTTAAGAGTGCAGAGAAGCCTGACAACCTTTATGGTGAGGATGTATACGCTGCCGTCTTTGATGAGGCGAGTCGTTCAAGAGAGGACAGTTGGTTTGCATTACGTTCAACCTTAACTGCAACACAAGCGAAGTGTAAGTTAATCGGAAACGTCAAAGGAAAAAAGAATTGGTTTTACAAGTTAGGTGAACGAGCAAAGAGTGGTGAGGCTAATTTTGAGTACTTCAAGATAACTGCTTATGACGCTGCTAAAGAAGGCATCATTGAACTTGAAGAGATTGAACAAGCCAAACGAGATTTGCCTGACTACGTTTTTAAAGAACTCTATTTAGCAGAACCTGCTGACGATAATAGCAACCCTTTTGGACATACCAACATAGACAACTGCATAACTCCGATGAGTGGTGTACCCATTTGCTATGGCATAGACCTTGCCAAGTATACGGATTGGACTGTTATCATAGGACTCAATCAAGATGGCAGTGTCGCATACTTTGAACGCTTCCAAAAAGATTGGTCGCAGACGTTAGTAACCATCAAACAAACCATAGGTAACACACCTGCATTTGTGGATTCAACTGGTGTTGGAGACCCAATCGTTGAGCAACTACAACGAGAGCATCCACGAGTGAAGGGATTTAAGTTCACTTCACAATCAAAGCAACAACTCATTGAAGGGTTAGTGATGGCAGTGCAAGGTAATAACATAGGGTTTCCTGATGGGGCTATTGCCGATGAGATGAGGAACTTTGAATTTGAATACTCACGAACTGGAGTAAAGTACACTGCACCTCAAGGACTGCACGATGACTGTGTAATGTCGTTAGCGTTGGCTTGGGATTGCAAACAACATAACAAACCAGGATTGTTTTACTATGCATAAAATAATAGAATTTAACATAAATTTGTAGTATGAGTTGGAAAGATATAACCATCAGAAAAGTTCAAGCCATCCAAGAGATTGACGAAACCTTTAACCCTATTGAAAGAATAGCGTATACGATTGCCATTATTGAGGGGATACCTTATGACGAAGTCGGGCAATGGACAATGGAGAAACTAAAAGCATATGACTTGAGTTGGTTGAGTGAAATACCAAAGTCAAAGTTTGCGTTCTCATTCAGATTTAAGAAACGATACTTCAGGTTAATAACCAATGCTAAAGAAATAAAAGCACATCACTTTATTGAGTTGCAAGAGGTAACCAAAGGAGACATAATAGAGAACCTTCACAAGATAATTGCGATACTTTCTTACCGAGTTAACTTTTGGGGTAAGCGTATAGAGGATGACTACCAGTGGAAGGAAGAGAACTTTCTTGACTTACCAGTAACGGACGTACACAATTACGCTCTTTTTTTTTCGGCAGTTTATCCCAAGTTGTTGGACGCTACCCTCGATTATTTGACGGAGGTGAGGAAGGAAGTGGAGACTCATTTGGATGGCTCTCATTGATTGATAGGTTAGCAGGTGGAAAGCGTACCGAGTGGGACTTAATACTTGAAATGCCGTTGGTTGAGTTCTTCAACACGATTGCTTTTCACACCACTATCACAAAGCAACGAAACAAGAGATTAGACAAGGCAGCACAAAAAGGTTTTGAGAGTTATGTGTGTGCTTGTTTAAATGAGTTACTCTGATTTGGGACACTTTCTTCTATATGCTATTTATAGTTAAATGGCAGCACTAACAGTAGCACATTCACCAAGTGGTGACTACCAACCAGCATATAATGACAATATCTATGTCGTTACCGATGCGAGTGGTTATGCAACGACCAATTCAAACTACCGATTTATAGCAGACGTAAAATCAAGTGGAGGTACATTGCTTACACGATTGAAGTTTCCCATACATTATGGCTCATCTACAAACGGAGTGGTTAACATCTCACGAGTACTTGAGGACTATGTCACTCACGATTGGTTATTTGAAGATGCAGCTGCAAGTGGTTGCACTAACTCTTTCTACCAATACAAGGTTGACTTTGGTTATGAATATAGCACTGGAACAACATCTCCGATATTGCAAACCACTGGTGTGACTTCTGCAAGTGGATACGTTTGGAACGGATACCTTAACCCTATTGATTGGTTGAGTTATGCAGAGGACAACTTCCTAATGGAGAGTGGTAGCACTGCTCAATTTCTAACTAACAATAATGCAAAGCGTATACACATTGATCAAAAAGATTGGATCTACCTTTTACACGACGGCACTTGCGACCATTTATCTGTTAGTTTTTCTGGCGGTAGTAGTGTTAACATCGATACACCAACCACTAAAGTTGTTAGGGTTGCGATTGGCTCAAACATTCCAGGTGGCATACCAAGTGGCACGACATCGTATACAATCACTCCTGAAGATAGTGGAAATAATGCTATTGGTAGCACTTATACTATTACTATTGACAACCGTTGTAGCAAGTACGATAATACTGATTTGTTTTTCTTAAATAGGTTAGGTGGCGTTGAGTCATTCAGATTTGATATGATAAGACGAGACAACTACGATATAGTACGAAAATCATTTAAGTCTAACCCTTACGAGTTGAGTGGAACTAACTACACCTATTCAGCTCAAAGCCATTCCAAGAGTGATTACTTTACACAAGCCAATGAGAGGATAACGTTGAACTCAAACAACATCACCGAAGCAGAAAGCGAGTGGTTAAAAGAGTTAGTTATGTCACCGAGAGTGTGGATGTATGACGGCACATTGAAAGCAGTTAACATTACATCAAGTGCATACGAGGTTAGGAAAGCAGTGAACGACAAAGTGTTTAACTTGACATTAGAGATTGAGACATCCTTCCCTGACAAGAGCCAACGTTTATGATAGAGTTATTAGTTAACAATCAGAGGGTAGAGTTAAGCGATGGTTTTGACATCAAGATAACTCGTTCTATTGCCGATATTAAAGAGCCTCAATCAAGGTCAAGTGATTGGTCAAAGACGGTAACCATACCAGGAACAAAGGTCAACAATAAGTTATTCTCACACATTTTTGAGGTGGGTAACTCAATAACTGGCTCATCTCAATTCACACCTGACTTTAACCCTAACAAGAAAGCAAGTGCAGTTGTGTTGGTAGATGGGATGACGCAAATAGAGGGCTTTATTAGGTTGACAGAAATCGTTGTTAACGACAGTTCTGACATTGAGTATAACTGCACCATTCACGGACAGACGGCAGACTTGTTTACTTCGCTTGAGAATGCCAAGATGAATGAGTTGGACTTCAGCGAGTACAACCACACAATGAACATTACTAATGTTATTGACTCGTGGGATAATCAAATCTATATCAATGCAAGTGCAGAGCCTTTTGCCTATGGTAAGGGCTATGTGTGGATGCAACCATTACCGAAGCACAATGTAGATAAAGTAGATAGGTGGAGAGTAGATGACCATATTCCTGCTCTATACGCAAAGACGGTTGTAGACAAGATTTTTGATAACATAGGGTATACCTACACAAGTGATTCATTCTTTAACACAGACCGATTTAAACGCCTTATATTACCTTATCAATATGGTGCAATAAATGATTCAGTAAGTGGTTCGACAAATAGACTATTTCAAGCACAAGTATCAGGTTCAACTACATTGAATGCAGGTGATGTTATACCTTTTAGCAATGATAGTACAAGTGGTAATTTTGATAATGGAGGGAATTACAATACAACTACATATAGATATACATCTCCTGACACGGCAAGATATAATTTTTACATAGAATTTGAAAGAGTTGGTTCATCAGGTGATATTGATATATTAATAGACATATATGTTAATGGAGTATCAAAAGGATTTTTTACTGTATCTATTTCAGACGGTGATACATCAGGAGTTAATTATATAACTATAAAAACGCTTGTTAAAAATGATTACATTGAATTTAGATACAATTCAACAAGGGATTCTGGTGGTGTAACTACAACTCAACAAATAACTGCAAATTCATACTTATATAATGAAACTGCATCTAACCTTTTAGGTTACAATAATACAGTTGACTTTGCTCAATTCTTTAGTGGTGAGTATACACAAAAGGACTTACTCCTCAACTTTGTTAAGATGTTCAATCTCTATATTGAGGACACCGAAAGCAAGGAGTTGAGGATAGTGCCAAGAGACGAGTTTTACGATGGCGAAAATGTAGATTGGTCAGATAAATTAGACTACTCACAACCTACTCAAGTGATACCTATGGGTGACTTGCAAAGCAACCCTTATGTATTCAGTTATAAGGATACCGATGACATCAAGAACAAAGAGTACAAAGAGCAGTATGATCAGGTTTATGGACAAAACATAGTAAGGATTGATAACGACTTTGTCAAGAGTGAAAAGAAGATAGAGGTTACATTTTCACCCACTCCATTAGTAGAAGCAGTTGGAACGACAAGATACTATTCTTGGATTCCAAAAGATGACGCAAACTTCAGAGTCCTATACTATGGTGGTGCAGTAACTACACCTGCTTACTATACATTTGATCAAAATCCAAGCACGGCAAATACAACCAAATATCCCTTAACACTTCATATTGATGACCCTTCAGATATGCAGTTTGACTTAAACTTTGGTATGCCACGAAGACTATACACAGAGATCGGCTTTGAGTATAGTAATCAAAATTTAGTAAATCAATACTACTATAAGACGATCACAGAAATAGCTGACCGAAACTCTAAAATATTCAAGGGGTATTTCAGAATAACTCCTAACGATTGGGTTAACCTAAAGTTCAACAATCTCTACTTCTTTGAAAAGCAATATTGGAGATTGAACAAGGTAACCGATTACACACCTTTAGAAGATGGCGTGTTTGAGTGTGAGTTTTTATTGGCTACTTATTACCCACCATTTGAACGTAACACTGGTGCAGTTGGTGTGGGTGCATACGATGGCAGTGGTGTTCAAGGTGACTACTTCCCAACAGAAGGACGTGGTGGTTTCTTGGGGACATCAAGTGGAGGTGTAAATATAGGAGATAATCAAGGGGACGATGACAACATAAGCACTGGCGATGGCAACAACGTTCAAGGGACTTACAACACCGTATTAGGGGGAACTAATGTAGCAACTCCACGAGATTTCAACAACGTCACTGCATTAAGGTGTACTGATTTTGCTATCCCTGAATCAGATAGAGTATATGTAGAGAATTATCCCGTTATGGGAAGTTGGTTAGGCAGTGGTAAGGTAGTAACGATAGACAACACTGATAGTCCTTACACCCCAACTTATGACGATTGGTTAGTTCTCTGCGATACAAGTGGTGGAAGTATAACGGTTAACCTACCTGACCCAACTAATAACAGTGGTAAGATGTATGTCATTAAAAAGATAGATGCAACTAACCAAGTAACGATAACCGCAGGTGATGGTTCTATCTTAATAGATGACTCAACCTCACATTCAAGCAACGCTAAAAACGGATACGACCAAGTTGTATCTGATGGCACTCAATATTGGATAATAACACACGGACACTAATGGCTATAAATTCAGCAGTAAACATTGATATAAACGTTGACGGAACGACCACCGTTAAACAAGCAGCAGAAGCAGTTGAGAATCTTGGAGACAAGTATTCAGATGCACAAAAGAAAGCAGAAGAACTCGCACTTGCGAAAGGATTAGACAACAAGGAAACACAAGAAGCAATTCGCCTTGCAGGTAAGTATAAAGGAGAACTTGAACAACTCGACTTTGCCATTGACGCAGCAAAGGGAGGGAGTGACCAATTATTCAGAGCATCTCAAGGAATAGTTGCAGGTTTTGAGGTAGCAGCCGGAGCAGCTGCGATATTCGGTGGTGAGAGTGAGGAGTTAGAAAAGATTCTCATCAAGGTGCAAGGTGCAATGGCACTATCTCAAGGACTCAAAGACTTCAATGAGTTCTTACCTGCCATTCAGAATGTAGCAAAAGGATTTAGTGGTGTACTTACAAAAGCCGTTCAAGGTTTTTCTAAAGCATCCAAGATTGCATTAGCATCTACTGGTGTAGGTGCTTTGATAGTTGCCGTTGGTTTATTGATTGAATATTGGGATGACTTAAAGTCTGCTTTAAGTGGTGTTACTGCTGAACAAGCTGCACTAAATGAAACTCAAGAGGACTACAACAAATCGGTAGCCACTACAACAAAACAAGTCAAAGAAGTTGGTACTGCTTTTGAGTTAGCAAAGGCTGGTGTTATCTCTAAAGAGGAAGCACTATTTCAATATAATGAGACTTTAGGTGATGTACTTGGTAGGGCTAATTCGATAGAGGAAGCAGAGCAAAACTACATTGATAAAACTGATGCTTACATTAAAGCAACTGCACTTCGTAAACAAGCAGAAGTTTTACTTGAGAAGGCAGCACAAGCACAAGCAGACGCATTAACAACTACAACAGAAAACTCATTAAGTAGTTTAGATGAATTTATTTTAGGAACTCAAAAAGGCTTTGCAAAAATAATTGATTATTCAAGTGCAGGTCTTACAAACTTAAGTGGTAGTGTAGACAAATTCAGCAATGATTTAGCCAATGCAAAAGCAAATGATATTAAAACTGAAAAGAAATATCAAGCTGATTCATTTACTACTCTTGCCGAAGGGTTGTTAAAAGAAGCGACTGAAATTGAAAAAACCAACGATATCAAAAGTAAGTCAAACGAGAACTTCAGAAAGAAACAAGAAGAGGATAGAAAGAAAAATCAAGAGGCAGCACAAAAGGCAGCAGAAGAACAAAGAAAACTTGCAGAAGCACAAGCAGAGCAAAACAAATTTGTAGCAGATGAACAAGCCAAAGCAAATGAAGTTGTAGGTCGTTCATTAGCCAATTCAATCACATCTACCATTAAGCCATTTGAGATGGTCACATTGGAGTTTGAAAAACAAGCGACAAGGCAAATGGGATTCTTTGAGAAACTTGGGAAGGCAGCAGTAGCGTATGGAGAGGAGATTGGCAATAGTGTAGGTCAAGGTTTAGATGTAGCATCACAATTAGCAGAAGCGTTTGCAGGTGAAGATGAGGAGAGGCAACGTAAAGCATTTGAGTTAAGTAAAAAGTTAAGGATTGCACAAGTAATAATGAGTTCTGTTCAAGGTGTACAAGATGCGTTTACAACGGCAAACAAAAGCCCATTAGCAATTGCTTTTCCACCTTATCCTTATATCCAAGCAAGTTTAGCAGCAGCATTCGGATTAGCACAAATCAAACAAATTTCAAACCAACAGTATAAATCAACTAAAGCACCAAGTGTAAATACTGGAGGTGGAGGAGGTGCAGTAGCAAGACCAGGAGTGCCACAATTAAACGCACCAAGATTGCAATCGACATTGAACGCTGACAACCAACTATTCTCTGAAAGGAGAGTGTATGTAACCGAGTCAGACATCACGACAACACAAAAGAAAGTAGCAACCACACAGAAGGTTAGTTTAGTAGAATAAAGCCAAAAAATAAAAAACACTATATATAAGTATGAGTTCAGCAACAGAGTTTATGTCAGGCTTTACTGGCAGCAAAGTAGTTTCAAACACATCTGCAAATACAGGTAGATGGCAAGGTTTTGTCGTTAACGCAGACGCAGTGGTATCTGCAATGCTTGACCAAGACGATAATTCATTAATAACTGCACTTGGTTTAAGTGGTGTAACCTTATCGGCAGGTACATTTATAAGCGTTCCTAATGGACAAGCAATTACATCAATAACTTTATCAAGTGGTTCAGTTGTAATGTACAACGTATGATAGGTGTTGGAGTAGGTTTACGAAGAAGGCGTTTTGGTGGTGGTGGCTTTAGTGGTTTACTCGATGAATATTCAGGTGCTGCTGCTGCTTATTCATTGCGTCAATTATCAAGCACTTCAACTAATGCTATTCGTGTAAGAAGGTTATCAGATAACACTGAAACAAACATAGGTTTTGTAGACAACGAATTAGACACATCAACGCTTTCTACTTTTTGTTCGGGAACAAATGGTTTTGTTACAACGTGGTATGACCAATCGGGAAATGGAAATGACGTAACGCAAAGTACTGCTTCAAATCAACCGAAAATATATGATAGTGTTAGTGGGGTGATTGAGGATAATGGAAAGCCAAGCGTTCAATTTGATGGTAGCAATGATTCCTTTGATATGGCATCTGCAATAACAACATCTATTTATTCAAATTTTGCAGTAATTAAGAAACAAATAACAAATTCCGTAGGTTTAACTATTGGTTTGAATAATGGTATGTCAATAGGGGCGTGGAGTGATGGTAATATATATGAAAATAATGGCTCATCTTTTGTTTATACACCATATACTAACGATACTAATCAAAATTTATTCAGTGTTATTAAAAGTGGAAATAACTCATCAGATTTTTCAGCAAATCAAAATGGTGTGACGTTACCACCATTTACAGGTTCAGGATTTAACTCAATTTCTTTTATATATATTGGAACTCGAAATGTGAATTGGTTCGATGGTAATATACAAGAAATAGTTATTTACACATCCGACGAATCCTCAAACCGCACGGGCATCGAAACAAACATCAACGACTTTTATTCAATATACCTATGATAGGATACAAATACAACACCGAACAAGAAGCAAAAGACGCAGCACACCAATGCGATATATACTACGGCATCCCAACGGGTCAAGGTGGCGAGGTAACAAACAAGTGGATTGACTATCGATTTGCAGAATTGAACACACCACAATTTTACTACATTGTGTGGAACGATACATTAAACGTTGTTTTAGGTGAGCCAAGCGAATTTGAAGTAATACAACCCGATTTACCATAATGGAATTACCAGTATACAAATTAATCATAAACGAGGAGGACGAGACTGGAGTTGAGTTTGTTTCCCTTGTTACCAACCCTGCCATCGAAAGGGATTTTCAATACTTCAATCAAGACTTTGTTAAGCCTAATGCAGGTGAAGACGAAGGTGAGTTTATAAGCAGATGTATGCAAGTTGTTAAAGGTGAGGGTTACTCCGATGACCAGGCACTTGCAATCTGTTATAAATATTGGGAAGGTGAGAAGTTTGAGTCTTACAACGACTACCCAAAAGCAGCGAGTCAAAATGCTCAAAGAGGCATAAAACTAAACGAAGCAGTCGGAAACGATTGTGCTACCTTAGTGGGTAAAAATCGTTCACGGCAGCTCATAGCAAGAGAAAATCTCTCATTAGAAACGATTAAACGCACTTACTCTTATTTATCAAGAGCCAAAGAATATTACGACCCAAAAGACACTAAAGCGTGTGGAACTATTTCATACTTGCTATGGGGTGGTGAAGAGATGTTGAGATGGTCTGAACGTAAACTTGAGGAGTTAGAGTTAAGGAAGGCAAAACGCAAGTCTCGTTATGAGTCAAAGTTTGCTATCCAAGATGAGGAGAAAAGAATTATCACTGGAGCAGCAATGTTAGCTGATAAAAAGATCTATCGTTATGACGATGTCAGAGGAGAATACTACGTTGTGTTTGATCGGGAGACAATCTTTCAAATTGCTAAAAAGTGGGCAAAGTCTGACAGATACGATTCAGTAAACATACACCACGAGGTTGAGACTAAAGGACTATCCTTGTTTGAGTCTTATATCATAGACAGAGAGCGTGGCATTAACCCACCAAAAGGGTATGAAGAAGTAGCCGATGGAAGTTGGTTCTTGTCATACATAGTTAACGACGATGCTATATGGCAAAGAGTAAAGGATGGTGAGTTCAAGGGCTTCTCTGTTGAGGGGTATTTTGACTTTGAACGCAACAAAGAGGACGAGATAATGGATGCGATAATGAGGAAGATGAAGGACATTGTCAAGAAGTGGGATGGTAAAAATTGAGCCAAAAATTAAGCAACACTAATTATAAATAAAATGAATAGTAAAGAAGTAATTCAAGAAATCCGTCACCTTTTATTCGGAGAAGAAGAAGAGGTA